CTTCGTGTCCATGTCCAACGTAAAACGCTCATACTCGTCATCAGATAGGCGTGTGCCTTTGCCGTGCTGATCTGTAGCTGTCTTAGCTAGTGCGCCAGTAGCTGTGAACTTGGGTGAGAGTATCTGCGTTGTCACAACCGGACGGAACTCTTCGTGAACCTCTACTGTAATGTCATGCAGCTTGGTTTCAAACATAGCCATCAACCCCATAACCTTCTCAACGTCCAGTACAAAGCCGTTGCTGCGCTGCTCGTCAATGATCTTAGCCACTGCGTGTTCTATCTGTACAGACAACGGAGTAAAGCCACGGCTCTCAAGCTTCAAAGCTTCATAGACTTTAGTATTAAGAAGCACATCGTTCTTGCAGTACTCTAACATCTCCGGTGTGTAGACATCCCACGCATCTTCTTGTTGTCCGAAGTCACCTTTCTTGAAACCTAAGCGATAGCCCCAGCCCTCAAGACCGTGGTTGCCTTCGCGTGTTGGCTTGAAGAGGCGTGACAGTACGAGTGTATCAACAATCTTCTTGTCGAACAGGTCAACGCCTGAAATCTTTTTGATGGCGGGGATGTCATAGCCTATCAGGTTGTGTCCAATTAGTTTAGTTGCAGAGGAGAGCATGTCGTAGCCCTCTTGCAGTTGGGTGTTGTCAAACGTAAACACATCCATAGTATCTACATCTTGAGCCACGATGCAATGAATCTTCGTGGGGTCTAAGCCGTCTGCTTCTATATCAAATACTAAGTTACTCATGGGATTCACCTAAGCCGTGGCTGTATTTTTCTTTCAATCTGTTTTCTTTTTCTGTATTCTTCCATGTATTAGAGGGGCTGCGAGGATCTTTAAGCATCTCTAAATAGTACTCATCTAAAACGTCATACTGTATTGCCACTCTAAGTCCCGCCATAGTGAAGTGCGCCCAGTCCAACACACCCACTGGTCTAAAGCGTGTTCTATTTTTAGCTATCAAGAAACTATTGAAAACTGTTCCCTGCTTTGAATACGCACAAGAATAAACCAGATCAGGCTTCAACTGTCTCAGTTGTTTAAGTGCTTCTTGAAATGCGTAAGTTCCATACGGTGCCTTGCTCATATTATATCTCCATCAAACTGCGACTCATCATAGCTATCAAGTTCTCTCAAGCGCCCTGTCTTACCGTCATACAATAGACTACAAGCCACGCCAACATCACCAGTGTACCTAGACTTTAACACCCTGACCTTAGTGGTCGATGCTTCTATCTCATCTTCTGATTGCTGGTTACGCTCAAGTGCAATCACGCAGTCAGACAACTGAGCAATACTCTGCGATCCTCTAAGGTGTGATAGTCCTGTCTCGATACCGTTCTCGTGTCCTCGGTTGCCCTCTACTCTACGGAGGTGAGACACTAGGATCATACCGCACCCTGTCTCTTCTACCATAGTGCGCAGCCGATGCATGATACCGTCAATAGCTTTACGCTCATCGTTCTCAAGCGTAGAGAGTACAAGCATGTGCAAGTGATCTACTACAATCCATTTACAATCTAGACCGATGATCATGTAGCGTAGCTTGCTGAAGATGTCATCTAGGTTGTTGACACCGTGGTGTGCATGAATCCAAACACGACCTTCGTTCTCACCCATGAATACTTTCTTGAAGCATTGGTCTAACTGATCATCTGTGAACGTGGCCTTAACACTATCAAGATGCAGCTTAGCGTTAGCCTCCACTGCCATGATACCTTCAGCAGTACGTGACCAGTTCTCCTCAAGGGCTACAACACCTACATTATCTTCTGTGTTCTCGATCAACCAATGTTCTATCTCGCGAGTAACAGATGACTTGCCTAGACCTGTGCCGCCAGTAAGAGTAACTAACTCACCAGCTCGCAGGCCTTCTAGCTTTTTGTTTAAGCCCTGCCAAGGGTAAGGGATAGCTGTTTTCTTTTCTGTCCGTAGCTTCTGGTATGCACCAAGCTGGTCAGATAGATTCAATACACCGGATGGTGTGTAGACTTTAGCGTCCCAGAAAGCACTGACATATGCAGCGTGTCTACCTTGGCGCAACATATCGTTGGCATCTTTGTAGTCCACGGGCAGTGTCATCAGTTTAGCTTTGCCGGGGGTTAATAGTTTTGCAATAGCGTGAGCTGCTTCTTTGCCCACCTTGTCGTTGTCAAAGTTAATGACAACAGAATCAAATGACTCTAGGTATTCTAAGTTCTCTTTAACATCACGGACACCTCCTTGTGCCCCTGACTTTATAGATACTGACGGCCACTTAGAACCCATGAGTTCGTAAGCAGCCATCGCATCGCATTCGCCTTCTGTTAAAGTTATAAACTTACCACCTGCCTTGAACAGGTTCTCTCCAAACAACCCTACTTCCTTCGGACTCCCTGTCCAAGTGAACTCCTTGTTGGGCTTACGGATCTTAGTACCTGCAAACTCGTGGCCGTTGTAGTAGGGATAGTAATGCTTATCAATCGTGCCGCCCGCCATAGTTGATTTAACGCCGTACTTCTTAGCAGTAGCTAAGCTTATCTTGCGGTCAGTTAATTCATTAAACGATGCAGCAACAACTGGTTGGTATGAACTCTGTTCCATCTTGCTGTTCCTTTGATACACTTCAAAGTCCGTTACGGTATCAGGTTGTTGCACTTCCGATGTGCTGTAGTCTTTAAAATACTTGTTGCAGCTAAAGCACCATGCAGATCCGTCAGCATTGACAGAAGCTGCATCGCTTGAGCCGCACTCATTGCACGGCTGGTGGAACTTTACAAAAGGCATACGCCTTACTCCTCGGTTTGCTCAACTTCCTCTGTTGCAATCATCTCTTCCGTGAGGTGGTTAGATTTAAGGTCAGCTATTAAATTAATTGTAGCTGCTTGCATTAAGCCAACAGTGATCGCGGCTTCTTGTCCTCTCTTATCAGCCTCTATCAGGTGAGTCAGGATAGCCCTGCCCTCGTCTGATAGTAGGTCTGAGTCATACTGCATGTCATCTACGGTTACGATACTCACAGCTCATCCTCCATCGCGGTGTCCATTGCGTCAAACTCTGCACCATCAGGCGAACCAACTTCAATCAAGTCGATAACCTGCATGGCTTGGAAGTCCAACCCGTAGAAAGTTTTACCTTTCCATTCTGACTGCCACTCTTTGTACTGTACCTTCACGCTTGAGCCGTTGCCGATACGAGCATCGAGTGGGTTCTTGTTTGCGTCCACTAAACGTGGGGCTGGTCGAACCATACCATTAGGGCCATTGACCTTACGCTTAATCACAACTGCTGGGCCTTCGTCCATCTGCTTAATGGTGAAGCCACGCGACTGAAAGTCTTCAGCGGTTGCGTCATCCACAACTAAGTTCACGGAGTAGACAGGTTCAAATGTTGTGTTGGGTGTAGTTACTGATGCCCAATATGCTGCGCCTTGTAGTATTGCCATGTTGCTTTCCTTCTGTTGGTTAAAAAATGTTAGTGGAGTTTATCAGTTTAAATATCACTTGGCAAGTACTACTTGTTACCTGCCGCATCATTGTCTTTGTAGTCTGCTTCTTTAACAAAGACACCATCAACCATCATGCCTCGGCGATCCTTGATGTCTTCATACGCATGGTCTATGCAGTCCTTCAAGCTCAGGTTGTTCCTGACACACAGATTAATCAAGATGACTATGATGTCTCCGATGTCATCAATAGGTGTTGTGTTCTTGCAAACACTATCAGACAACTCACCTAGCTCTTGTATTAATTTAAGCACTTGAGCTTTGTCACTAGATCCGTGAATCAAATTGCGAGCTAAGTGCCAAGACACTACCTGCTGTATTGATATTTCTATACCTCTGTTTTCTTCGGTCATGTGTTAGCCTCTTATATCTACGATGGTTTCGTATTCAGTCCGGTCAATGATGTATTGAATTACGTTCTGCTCTCTTACGTTGTACACCTTACACGCTGTACTGAGTGGAACCTTACCATCCGCTACATCTATCGCGGCCTTAGCTGTTGCAACTGCTTCGGGGCTAGGGCTTCCGCTCATTGTTTCTTGGAACATCGTTTTCTCTCCTCGTCTTTCATTACTTCTGAGATGTATAAAAAGTTTACGCTTAGTACTACCACCATCGTGGCTGTAAACAATAGTAATATATCTTGCATGCTAACCCCTAGCTCTTAGGCTTCTCTGGTTTCTTTGGGTCGTCTTTAAGTTCTTTAAAAGTCTTTCTAAATATAGCATCGAAGTTACTATCAAACTTTTCTTTATCTACTGG